TCTTTCTTAAATATATGATATGAGTCAATCATGAAATTATAGAAATCGTTTGATGCGCCAAGCATGGCTACGGGAATATAATCGTCATACTTACCAGGATCGTTCAAATATACCTGTAAGCAATGATGAGCAATAGCACCAAGCTCGAAGCTCACCTGTTTCATAATCGTTTTATACTCTTGAGGACTTAATTTGTTACCGGTAGGTGATACGTCAATTAGTCTTCTTATAAGACCTGATTTAGCGTCAGTAATTTTAACCGGTTTATTTGTACCCATAAACAAAAAGCATTTAAAACGATTTGAATAAGTAGACCTGAACTTCTCGTTAACTGTCATAAGCTCGTGAGATACAAGACTATTAAGCCTCGTATTATCTTCAATCTTTGAGAGGTCTCCATCGTGTTGAATTGCTACAAGTGGATTTGACTTAAATGCTTCCAATGCAAATGAATTACTGGAAGAACCAAGTGCCCGAGCATCAAATACCGAATAATATCCTTCGAAGAGCTGCTGGATGATATTGAGTATGGTCGATTTACCGGTTCCGGCTGCACCATATAAAACCATAAATTTTTGTATTTTCTTAGAATCTCCCGATACAATCGACCCGATTGCCCACTCAATTTTATGTCTTTCCTCCTCCGAGTATAGAGTTGACATCAACTTGTCGTAAGCAGATAAATCACCAGGTTCAAGCGGATAACTAAGCTTTTTACTGGCGTAGTCTTCTTTCTTGGTCTCGTAGTTAGAGAATATAAGTTTTTCATCCAGCATGTGAAAGGAATCCCTCATCTGCTTTTGACAATATTTATGCCAAGAATCAATCATTCCAGACTCGGCGTCCCACATATGCAAAACTTTTACCGGAGAATCAAATTTATGACGGTTCTCTTCAACATATTTATCGAGCTCGCGGTCTATAAGCTGTAAAGCATCCTGTTCGTCCGTAGACCATAAACCGCGCTCTTCAACCCATATAGCGTAGAAATCGCCGCCTCGAATCATCAAATCGGAGCTTTTTTTAATGATAAACTTTGGATAGATTTCTATTATACCACGCTTTGTGCTGCGTGTTGAAATCATAAGAAAGTCAAGCATCGCATTTTATTCTCCTTTCATGCGTTTAAGCTCCTTTATCTCATTATCAAGGTTTTGGATTTTTTTGTTTTGTTCATAAGTATGGACTTCTAAGGCTATTGCATAGGCCGCTACAACCAAAGCAAATGTTGCAACCGTTCGATTAATCCTTGCCTGTTTTCTAAGTGTCGTTTTAATAGCTTTTATCGAATTTTCTGATTCTTTTAGACTCCCGAAAATATAATTAAGCATTTCTACCATTTGATTTTCCTCCTTTCATTGAACTGTTTTGAAACCAGGCGGCTACATTATTTCTGGCATATTATAGATATCATTGTGATTCATTTCATTATCGCCTCCCGTTTTCCAAAATTTCGTCTAAATACCAACACATTTGATACCAGATTTCCACATTTCGTAAATCATTTTTGCAATGTTTAACCGTAAATAATCCACCTTCGCCATTTCGTTTATACTTTCTATCAAGGAATCGCAAAACAACATCTTCAACATAATTCTCGTCAAACTTAGAGTCATCCATGGAACCCAAACCAAGATTGATAATCATGTTCCAGAACCATTGTCCTGTTCTGTTGCCAATATCCGGGTCATCCATAATATGTTCTTCACAACGAATAGCGAGAGCTATTAACATTTCCAGAATACTGCAAGGTCTGTCGTCGAGGAGCGTAGCAATCGTTGGACTATCATACCCTTGCTCATATCCAAAACGATATCGGAGGTCTATCCCATCTTCCGCTCTGTTACCGTCCATTTCGATAATATAAATAAACTCTACATTATGGAGATAGGACAGAAGTTTTCGATAAGATAGCCTCCGATTATTACATACCAGCTGGTACATCCATTCAAAATATTTGTTGTTAAGCTCGTTCTTGGTCATTAATCCTTCACCTCATGCGGTCTTCTTTTTATTACGTCCGAATACTTTCTCTGGTCAAGAAGAATTTCGTAGTCACATTTAAACCGGTCATTTCTCACAAATACGGCATCATCCTCGTACTCTCCAAACGCGTTAAGCGATTCGAATCCGACCGTTTCTTCGATATCCTCTATAAGTTCATCATCGTCATCAGCAAGAACCTGATCGGCATAATAAGTAAGGCTTATTGTTTCATAATCATCAAACTCTCCAAATTCATCTGGAGAAATAACATAAGGTTTATAATTTATCATATTTTCGTCCACCTCCTCTTCAGAAACATTTGAATCTTCAGAAAGACTATCGGTATTGGAATAATTGGTGTAACCTTGCTTACGAAGTTTCGCCGCATATTCCACAATACTTGGTTTATCTTTTGCTCTTTCTACAATAGTTCTGACATTGTTGTTTTTCTCAGAGTCATTATTTTTACTTTTTACTTCTAGCTTAGAGAAAGTTTCTTTTACAGAATCAATCTCTTCTTGAGCAATTCGTTCGTACTTCTTTTTTATATACTGCCATGTTACAACCGAGCCAACGGCAGCCCCAAAAATAAACATCATAAAACTTGTGATTTTATTGTTCATAATTATCTTCCCCTTTTATTTAATATTGAGTTCGGAACACGTTTTCTCTATTCGGTCCAGCACAGAAAAATAGATATTCCGATAATTTTTTACAACCATTTTCATACCATTCACGTAGAGTTTCTTTTGCAATCTTGATGTCACTATCACTTACCGGACGGCTTTGCTTCCAATATCCGATAAAATGACCTTTTGCCGAAACTACCTCAATAACACTTTCTCCAAATCGACCATCGGATACCCGGTTAAGAATCACTTCTACAACAAGGCGTTTATCATTTAATTTGTCGTCATAACATTCTCCGGCTAATGTTTTAGCTATAGCCTCTACTTCTTCGTCAGTAAATGGTTCCGTTTCAATAATCGGTTCCGTTTCAATAATCGACTCTTCAACATGATAACTTACGTTTGTAGTAGTTTGTGAATTTGTATCATTAACGGTCGGGCTACTACAAGCAGTAAATATGGCTGTAATGGTCAAAACAAGGGTAATTATCTTGGATAGTTTGTGCATTATATGTCCTCCTATTTAAAAAAGAAGACTACCCTCCGACCATTTAAAGCGATCAAAGGGTAGTCAACAAATTTTATTTTCATTCTAAAATCAGGTCTAGAATAGGCCCGTCCACGTTGAAATCAAGAAGAATAGCTTCCTCATAACCATTCACAAAATCACGAGTCTTTTCTTTGTGAATATTATAAAGTCCGAAGTCTACATAATTATCGCCATTATGATTCGGATTGTTAGGATCGTAAATCCATCCGACAATCTGACCGGCCTTTGTAGGAGGAATACCAAGACGTTCGTACACTTCGTTTAAGAACAGATAACCTCTCGCTTTGAGTCGATCATTGGCATAGTTCTGTTCCGCTTTAAGAAACATTAGATTATACTCTGCATTTTCTTCCCATGCATTAGAACTAGAATCAAAGAATTTTGCATAATCGCTGTGGCCGGGAATTTCAGCAACCTGAATAGTTTCTTTTACTTTTTTTTCTTTTCCGTCTTCTCCGACAACGGTCTTCTCAATCTTTTTAGCCTTGATATTGTAACGAAGTTCCTTATCAACCTGCTCTCCAAAACGTTCAATAACACGATTGCGGTATTCTTTGAAAGTTTTATCAACTGTAGCATAGGCTGCGGCAAGAGCTACATTACGCTTACGAAGAATATTGTTGGATGCAAGGATGCAGGCAATAGACAATGTTCCAAGAGCTACTGCCGGGGCATAAAGCTTAGCAAGTTTAAGTCCCGTCTGAATATAAACGATAGCCAAATCTTTTTTAGCATCTTCTGGAGTATACTGGTCAGCCATAGCTTCATTTGCTTGACAATCATGGATGGAATCAATTACATTCTTACTATTTTCGAGAATTTCACTGACTTTAGTAGTAGCCTTACAAGCCATAACAGCACTCACAACGGTACCGACAACACCGGCCACCACAAGAATTTCGGGACTATGCTTTTTAAGTTGAAAGCCCATTTTTTTAAAAGAAGAGCTTACGGTTTTAAAAAATTCTTTTTTCATAATTAAACATTCTCCTTTTCTTTATAGTTTAATAGATTTATTTCCTTTTGCTGTACAAATAACGATATCATCTTCATATTTAGTATTGATACGATTTGTTGACGCTATTTCAGCTCCACACGCGGCATATCCGGCTAAATCAACAAAACTGTCTTCAGTCGCTGTTCCCGTACGAATTCTGGCAATTTTAAGTAGAGCCATCATCATAGCCACGTCGATAGCTGAGAAATCTACATTCTTATATGCCGACCACAGTTTTGCTATGGTCAGAAAGTTATCTTCAGGCGAACCATATTCGTTTTCGCGCTGTCCGCATACACACTGCTTGGCCTTATCCAAAGTTTCAACTCGTGTCATTTTATCAATCCTCCTTTAAGTATTCGTAATACTCGGATTCCGTTGCAAATAATATCCAACATCCGGATACAAGTCCCATATAACCATATGATGTTAAATATCCATTCATATAGAATCCCTCCTAATTTATAGGCAGTGCCCTTGGTAAATTCAGGACATATCCGTCTCTTACCCGAATTGGTTTACAACCGCTAATGTCTGTCCAACCATATTTGTTGGCGGCATAGTTATCCATAGATACGTTGGCTAAATCATAAAGATCCATGATACTAACGACGCCATATTGTGAAATTATTTCATTCATAGCATCAAGAACCGCTTCGGCATCTCCGCGAGTTGGAAAAAGAAGCTCGTCGTAATCAAAACCATTTCTCGCAGAAAAAGTTCTGTAATCGCGTCTTTGCTCATATGTTCTATCGTAGTATCGTTGATATGAAACTTTCGAAGCGGTTGAAGATTCGTTTATCGTTCTGCCTGTTTCTCCATATAGAATCATATCGATTCCGTTTGTAACAATATCCGAAATTGCTTTCTTGATTGCCGGAACAAGAACCTCCAGCAAAATATAAGATTTTACGTTGCTAATATCTTCTGATATGAAGATATCCGCAAACTTTTGAATATCCCCTTTTTTCTTAGGTTTTACAGTCCCGGAAACGACTTTTTCTACTTTTCTCTCCGGTATCCGTTCTTCTTTTGATTTATGGGAGTTTGGCTTATACTCGTCCATTATGGTGCTCCTTTCATTTAATTAAAATAAGCTGGCCTGGTAGAGTTATCATAGTGTTAGGAAGCTTATTATTTCTTTTCTTGTATTGATAAGTAAGATTGCTTCTCGCTTTCTTTTCGGATACAGCGTATGTAGAAGCTTTCCATCGATTAGCTACACATCTGTCAAACTCCATAACAGGACCATCATATGAATATTGTTTCATAAACTTTCTCCTTTCCTGACAAAAGAAAAAAGGAAAAGCACCTTGTTAAAGGCACTCTCCCTTAAAGAAGTCTATTTCCTATTCAGTTGTTTTCGTCGAATTCCTCGAACTCATCGTCTTCACGGTTAATAGATTCTCCGTCGATCTTTTGCTGAGCTTTTTTGGCTTTAATTTTAGCCACAATCGGTTTAACCACATACTTATAAGCAATTACGCTTCCAAGTGCGGCCAATCCGATACCGGCTGCAATCTTAAAACCTTTACCAGCTCCAGAAGTAGCAATCTCCGTTGGCTCCATAACCTCTTCAATTACCATGATTTCGTTGTTATCCATCGTTATTTCTCCTTTCAAAATAGAAATTTAATTAACTTCTTTCCATTAAAGGCTTTGTTTTTTTCGCGTACTAACATTACCTGTTATACTCATATCTAGGAGTAACTTGATAATCAATAACAAGGCATGGATTTCCATCGTCCGTTAACTGTGAACTAAAATTTAATTCAATATACCCATGATCAATGTTCCATCCAAGATCGTCACCAATCTTTGTAGGATTAAGTCCGATTTCGTAATAGAACTCGTTAAGTGAAATATACATTTCATCTCTCATTCGTCGATTAAGCTCATTCTCGGCTTTTTTTAATTTATCTATATCGGATTTGAAATATCGACCTGAAATCGCATCATAACAGAGGGTATTACCTTTTTCAGTGATTATAACTTCTCGACTACTAACCGGATTTTTATCAATTCTATCCTTAGCGATTGCGTCTCTTACGGATTGCTCTTTTTTCTCTCCAATAGTTTCAATCACTTTTCCCTGATATTCTTTTAAAGCCGATTCAGATAAAGTATAAGCTGTAGCCAATGCAGCATTACGACGAGCGTTTACAGAACTTGCCCCAATCAAACAAAATATAGATAAACACCCGGTTATAGCCGCAGGAATATAACAAGTCCATGTTGCTTTAATAGTCTCGACCGGTGTAAGTTTGTCTACATCATTCTCAGCTTTTTTATCCTCGATAAGAATAAGAGCCTTTGGAGTCGCCCTAACAGCCATTACCGTCGTTGTAACCATTCCGGCGATACCGATGCCCGTTAATATCTCTGGACTGTGCTTACTTATTGACATCCGTATCCCTTTAGCAATTTTGGATAAATTTGGTTTATTCATTGTTTCTTTCTCCTTTCAAATAATTAAACCGCCCACAAGGGCGTGGATTTAGTTAACCAACAAGAATACCGGACGAACCCCAAAAGAGTTCGACGCGTAGCTGAAGTACGTATAGCCATAGTTGCCCACACTAGCGAAAACAGCCGCAGACACTTCTTTTTTCGTCGCATTTTGAAGCCAATACCATTCACAACCGTTCTCAAAATCTGCAATGCGATTCTTTCTCTTAGTCATAAGAGGGAACTGCTCGTCGTTGTCTGGTTCTATTACATCGTTGTACCAATCATCGTGACCAAATATCTGCCCGTATGTAGGGATCGTTAAGTTTTCGATTCTGCTCCTCAAGTTGTCGGGGAAATCAGGCAATAGAACATCGTCAATCCATTTCTTGAGATCGCTTTTCTTGAAACCACCTTTATTGGTATCTTTCTTATTCATAGGTTGCTTTGCGACACAATCATCAAACAAAAACAACGTGCCTTTGTCTGTTATTTTCTGTGCGGTTGCTGTAAATTCGCCAAATTCAACCAATGGAATTATAATCTGATCACCAATCCGATAATTTTTAACTTCAATTTCTCTTACTCTTAATACTTTCATGATTTTTTCTCCTTTCAAATAATCACATTAATAAAGATTGAATAGTTTCTGCCACATCTATGGCAAATATAAACTGCCGTTTTTGTTGCTCTTTGGCTAAACTAGCAAAATAAATCATCTTAACAATAAATTCGCTTATAACCGTATCAGCGGTTGCGAACGGATGATCCATGAGCGATTCTACAATTTCATATGCCGCCCATCTTTCGTAACTTCGTCGTTCGAATTCCTCTTTTGGCCAGTCTTTCATTGGCTCAAAAAGACATTCCTCCAAATACCTTAATACTGTTATTACAGCTTCATCATTCATACCATCCTCTCCTAAGAAAGAAAAAAGAGTCCTTGTTAGGACTCAATTTCATTTTTCTCTATTAGCAAGAGCTTCATTGATTTTCTTAATGATTTTTTCATCCATCTTCTTATCGTTGACCCAATCGGTTAATAGTGTTGCACCCATTCCGACTACAGTCGCCGCGATTCCAAGGATTTTAACCATCTTTTCATTAATCATAAAGCAATTACCTCCTTTCATAAAAGTATTTGTAAATTATGCGTATTAAGTTTCAAAAACTAAATTTGTTTGGATTCCGAAGGGCGGATATAACACAACATTCCATACCGTCATCCAGTACGGTATATCTATTGTCAAAATCGATCCATATGATTCCTTCTTCATAATCAAATCCTGTAATAAGCTCGTCTATACTCCAGCCAATATCGTCACCATTCTCAATTTTGTCAATCCCCAGGAACTCGTAAAATTCGTTTATACTGACACTACCTCTAAGTTGAAGATTACGATTAATATGGTATTGAGCATTTAATACGGCGGCCATAGTTGATGTAAAATATCTTTTGGAAAATAAGTCGTAGCACAGGATTTTCTCACTTTCAGAATCTAGATCGGGAGAATATACCGAATATCCACATCCATCCGATATATAAGTATCCTTTGCCATCTGAGCTTTAATCTTCGAATCAGCATCTTCGCCATAAACTGTTTTTGCAGCCTTTCTATACTGCTGATAAGATTCGCTTAATAAAGCATAAGCACTCGCTAACGATGCCTGATTGCGTTTGTTTAGGACGTTTATTCCTATAATGCATGTAATAGTAGATAAACCTACCAAAGCCGCTGGAATATAACATTGCCAGCAAGATTGTACGGCCTCCAATTTGGTGTAAGCGTAGGGATCTCCGTCATGATTCCGCCTGCTATCATTTTTGATAAGTTCAACCGCTTTTGGAGTCGCTTTAACCGCCAAAACAGTGGTTCCAACGACTCCAACAACACTAAAACAAGTAAGAATAGTAGGGGAGGACCTTTTCAAAAATGATTTCGTTTTGCTTAATAATCCTTTCATTATTTCTCTCCTTTCTTTGAACAGGAACTGTTCGTACAATATAGAAATTCTGATTTACCATTGACGCCTATTCTCCGTTCTACAGCAGACCCGCATATCGGACATGCCGTTGGAATTTGAATATTATTACTTTTCTCAACATCTTCGTATATTTGAGGAATTATCATATTAGCTTTGTAAACTTTAATATGATCTCCGATGCCAAGTCCAAGTTCCTTCATAATACTGATGTTGTGAACACTTGCCCTTTTAACAACTGTTCCTTCGAGTTCTACAGGATCAAATACAGCAATAGGACTGATAAGGCCGCTTTCTGCTCTGGACCATTCAATTTTTCTTAAAATAGTAGTCTTAAGCTTGTCCGGCCATTTAAAAGCCTTGGCATATCTTGGATACTTGCTTGTTGAACCGAGATTATTACACAGATATAAATCGTCGTAAACAACAACAAGACCGTCCGTAGGATACGATAAAGTCTTAGCAGCTTCTTCTTTTTCATTAATGGTTTTAACGATGTTTTTACTGTTAACCAGACTCCATTCGACCGGTTTCATTCCCAAAGAAGCTATAAAATCCAAACCTTCCGACATTCTGGAATATCCAAGCTCCTTTGCGTTAACGAGATCGAACGGAATAAATGTAATTCCATACGTTGAAGATTTTTTAGAATCAAGAAGTCTTGTAGCTCCAGAAGCCATTCCTCTTGGATTTTTATATCGCTTATCTCCGGGAAGCGTTTTGTTTATTTTTTCAAACGTTTCATAAGGAATAACGGCTTCTCCTCGAATGATAATATGTCTTTTGTCTTTAATACGACTAGGAACACCATTAAAATGTACGGCATTATGAGTAACATCCTCACCAATGCAACCGTCTCCACGAGTAGCTGCTCTTATAAGCTCTCCATTGTCGTAAGTAAGAATAATAGTCAGACCATCGCATTTCCAAGATAAAACACCTATTTTATCATCAAGCCACTCAACCATAACACTACGCTCTTTTGTTTTATCAAGAGACAACGACGGGTATTCGTGCGTAACCTTTGGCAAGTCAGACATTACTTTATAGCCTACTCGTTGAGTAGGACTATTAGGAAGGACTATTCCTGATAATCGCTCAAGTTTTTTCAACTTTTCATAAAGCTCGTCAAACTCTTTGTCAGACATGATTTCTTTTTCTCCGCTGTAATAAGCTTTTGATGCCTCATTCAGCTTGTTGACTAATTCCTCAAGCGTCTTCACGATTTTTTTCTCCTTTCATAAAAATAT